GTTCCGGCTGCCCCGTCCTCACCTTTGCCCACAAGTATGAGCCGCAGCGCAGTGACTCCCGCCGGCGCCGTCCAGGATCCGCTCTTGGTGACCACCGCCCGTTCCTGGAATAGGAAGGACCCATCCGCCTGGAGCAGCCGGCTCTGACAGCCCTGGAGTGCCCCATCCTGGATCTTGAAGGTCTGCATCATCCGCCGGGCGGTGGTGGCGCTGGACTCATCCAGCCAGATGGTGTCCACGTCCCCGATCTCTCCGGATGGATCGCCCCGCCCCGTGGTCTCGATCAGGTTTCCGCCGTAGCAGCTGAGGATCAGCCGCGCCGCGGTCAGGGCCTCGGCAGAGGTGTGGATGAATGGGTTCTCAATATTGATGGTCTTTTCACTGCTGGTGCTGTTGCCACTGACCACATATTGAGTTCCATCCGCAAGGGTAAAGATAAGGGACGCCACACTCTTGTTGGCTTTCATGGTTGGGTAGTCAGCGAGCGCGGTCAAAAGCGTTTTGTTCCCCTGGTTCCATAGAGGTTCCGCTGTCAGGTATCCTGTCTCAGCATCCGCGCGGGGGAAAGTGCCGGTCACCATACAGGCCCACCGCAGAATGTCCCCGCACTTCTTTCCGGTCACCGCCGACTTATCCTTTGCTTTTACTGGCTTTTTGGCATGGCCTGGATCAACGTGGTAGCGGCTCTTGAAATTATCCCCAAGTTGGGCTGCCACAGAGGAGATCCAGCCTTCCAGGGTAGTTGGCAGGGTCGTTGGTGGAAGATAAGTGCGTTCTGCCACCAGCCCTACAATATCCACCAGCGCCCAGTCGATAGACATATCGTTGTTGGAGGTTTTCCAGCCGTCTCCGTACTGGTAGTACACTCCAATCTTTTTATACTCCACTTCGCCAGAAGTGAGTTTGACCCCGATCAGAGTTTCAATGCCCTGTCTGTCCTCGATGGAGGCAAACAGACCATTTTTCTTTCGCGGCTCAAACCGCTTGTCGATGTTATTTAAAGATAGGCTCATCGTTCCATATGGTAGTGTGATGCAGGAAAAATCAGCCTGCTGGGTGGAGCTGAACTCCACCAGCATTTTCTCTGTCCACTCCTCATATACGCCGGGTAATATCTCAGCCACCCGCATCCGGCGGCCCGGAAGGCTCCCCTTGCTCACCGTCACCCGGATAGCGTCCGGGTTGTTGACGGTGAAGCCGCTCAGGCTGACCGCCCGGGTCCTGTTTCCGATAAACTCCTTTGTGTAGTAGGCTGTGCCGCCCTGTTTGACCTCTACGGTGAAAGTATCAGGGACACCGTCCCAAGCGTCACCCGGGAAGTGTATGGAGCAAGCTTGAAGGATGGATAAATTAGAGAACCGCTCCTCCACCCACACAGCTGTTGAAAAGCTCCCGTCCTCTCCGGAGAGCACATCACTCACAAATCCAACCTGATCCGCCGCTCCCTCTGCTGGGATCAGGTGAAACTTCCCGTTGAGTACCCACCTATTGGGTTCCAGAGTGGCGTATGGTGTTAGATCCATAACTCGGTCATACAGTTGGGACGGCTGCGAAAAGTCCGCCGCGCCGCTGCTCTCCACACCAGAAAAGGTCATGTCCGGGTCACTGATGTCCACTACAGCCTTGATATGGGTCCGGCGGGAAGCGCCCACGATTGCGACCCTGTACTCCTCTGTGGCGTTAATCATGGGGGTCCACCTCTCTCAGCGAGACCGTAAACCCACCCCACACAGGGACGGCGGCCCCTTTATCATCCCGACTCCAATAAAACCTTGGCCGTGTGTACGCTGTCACAAAAAATGTGGAAGTCAGCATCTTATTTTCGTCCGGAATCAGGAAGTTGCAGACGATAGGTTCGCGGCTTCCCTTTTTGCAGGCAGAGATCACGCGGTCCTTGTCGGTGTCATTGAAATATCCGTACTGGTAATCAATGACCCATACATCTCCCCGCAGCTCTTTGACCATGTTTCCAGCGATCATTACCAGGTTTCGGCTCAGCGGCTCCTCGTCCACCACATAGGACTCACGGCGGGTCTCAGGCAGGACAACAGATGCGCCTCCAGAATCTAATATCAGTTGCGTCATACCGTTGCCTCCTTACGCCCACTGGGGGTCCGCAATAGGCGTTCCCGCAGCGGAACCAGCCTTGATGAGGTAGGGCAGCTGCCAGGTGGCAAACTTTGTGCCATCCGGAAGAGTAAGATTGACCGTTAACCCGTCGGCAAACCCAGCGTCTGACCCCGCCGCCATACTGTTGATGATGCCGGCAGAGGACACCCCAAGCCCGGAGGAAGCGAAATCTACCGACGCTGCGCCGAAGTCCAGGCCGTGGATGATGCCGTCCCGGACGCGCCCGAAGGAATCCTCCCAGCCATTGCCCAGCCCCAGGGCCATGTTTTTCCCGATGTCCGCAAACACCCGGGACGGGGAGTGGATACCGAGCAGGTCTTTTGCGCCATCAACGATCCCACCAAGGAAGTCTCCAATTTTCTCTACAATCCAGGAACCCATGCTCTTGATTCCATCCCACAGGCCCATCACAATGTTTTTCCCGATCTCGAACACACCAGAAACCGCCGAACTAAAGCCACTCAAAATCGCGGCCACCACTTGGGGAAGGACGGAGATCAGATCTGGGATGGCACTCAAAATGCCGTTGGCCAGTTTGATGAGAAGATCAAATCCGGCTCGGATGATTTTTGGGAAGTTATCAGAAAGTGTAGTGGTAATGCTCTTGATAATCTTCGGCAGCTGAGACACCATGTCAGGAATGCCGGCGACGATTCCGTTCGCTAGGTTGAATAGAAGTTTCACTCCTGCGTCCAGGATGACAGGTAGATTGTTTGTGATGAAGGTCACGAAGGACTCAATGATAAGTGGAAGCTGCTCCAGCATCTGCGGGATTCCAGAGATAATGCCATTTACCAGTTCCATCAGCATCTCCACGCCTTTGTCCAATACGGCGGGAAGCTGCTCCGTAATAAAGCCCAGGAACCCGTCTATGACCACCGGCAGCTGCGCCACTATTTGAGGAACGCCGGACTGGATCCCACTGCCCAGCATACCTAAAAGCTGCTGACCCGCCGCCATGATAGCCGGGAGGTTGGCAGAGATGGCGGATGCCAGCGCCGACACGATCTGCGGGACTGCCGCCACCAGGTCAGGCAGGGCGGTGATAAGCCCAGTCACCAGGCCGACCAGCAACTGTGCACCAGCGCTGACCATAGCAGGCAGCACCGTGCTGATAAGCGTGGGCAGCTCCTGGGCGATCATGGGCGCAATGGCAGTTACCAGCTCGCCTATGCCACTGAGTATCTGCTGCACGCGCGGGATGACATTCTGACCTACGACCTTAACGCTGGACACAAAGTTGTCAACATATACGCCAATGTCCCATCCATCTGCCGCTATGGCAGTCACAAGATTTTGCCATGCGCCCTTCATGCTGGCTACGGAACCCTGAATAGTCGTGCTGGCTTCTCTTGCAGTTGTTCCAGTGATGCCCATTTCTGTTTGCACTGCATGAATAGCAGTGGTAATGTCAGCAAAATCAGCTACGAGCGTTCCCTTTTCAGTCAAATAAAACTCAGAATTAAATTTTGCGCCCAATGCCTCTGCGTCTTTCATCAGCCTGTACATTTCAGCTTGTGTGCCGCCGTAGCCAAGCTTAAGGTTATCGAGCATGGTATAGTTCTGCTTTGCAAAGCCCTGATAGGCGTTCTGGATCATCTCCATGCTGGTGCCCATCTTATTGGCGTTGTCGGCCATATCAGTGATGGCCTGGTCCGCCATCTGAGCCGCCTTTTCCGTGTCTCCGCCCAGGCTCTGGAGCAGGGAGGCAGAAAAGCTGGTCACTGTGTTCATGTACTCGTTGGCGCTCATGCCGGCAGTCTCATAGGCCTTGTCAGCGTACTGCTGTACCTTATCCGATGCGGTCTTAAAGAGGGTGTCCACGCCGCCTACAAGCTGCTCATACTCCGCGTACTGGTCAATAGACGCCTTCGTCAATGCCGCCACGCCGGTGGCCGCCGCCGTCAGGGCCGCAGCACTCACCTTGGCCGCTGTGGCAAGGCCGCTTTTCAGCTTGGAGGAAAAGCTGGACGCCTTGTTTGTGGCGTCGTCCAGCCCCTTTTCATACCCACTGGTGTCCATTGTGATTTTTGCGTACAGGTCAAGCAGATTCACCCGGTTCACCTCCGATCTGGCCCAACTTAGCCTTCATCTGCGCTATGATCTCCTCTCCCGTCCGGGTCTCCTCCGGGGGCGGGTCAATAATTTCGATGTACCGGGCCTTGATGTAACCGCCCCCGGCGTACTTGGCGGTGTTTTCTGCCACCGCTTTCAGCGCGTCGGTCACATACACCCGGTATGCTGTGTCCTTCTGCTCATACAGCCATCGGGAGGCGGAATACCGGGCAAATGCCTTTACGCTGAGGGGGCCTCGGTACTCTCCTGCGCAGAGCCAGAGGAGTTCTCGCCCTGCGCGGAGATAAAAAGCTCGGCGAACGCCTCATCTGTCAGCAAGTCGGTGGCATCCTTAAACAGCTTGACCAGGTTAAGAACTCCCTGGTACTGCTCCGGGGACACGCCCTCGATGGCGGCCAGGATGTCAATGATGTCGCCCTTGTGCTTTTTCAGCAGCACGGGCAACGACTTCCGCGCACGGGCCAGCAAAAACTTTTTCGGCTCCATGCCTTCCGGCAGCTTCTCCCGCCGGAACATGGACATGGCCTCGTCATCCTCCGCAATATTGCAGATTGGGTCGATGACCTCTGCAATGACCTCCAGGGTTCGGTCGCCCTTGATATCAGAAAGTCTCATGGCCTGCCTCCTCAACCCGCACCGGGAAGCGGGGTGGTGAAGCTATAAAACTCCATAGGCATGACATTCTGGGCCTCAATGGACACATGGCCAGTCAACTCCACGGAAACCTGCCCCTTACCGTTCTTGGTGGTCTTGAGCGCGAAACCTCCAGTGGAAAGGGCATTTTTCAAACAGGCTGCCACGGCACCGCCGTCAGCCCGGTCACCCGCCCACCAGATATCCTTAAAATCCTCCTGCTTCAGGTCACGGTTTGGGGTGACCTTGCTGGTTGCCACTGTGGCAGCGCCCAGGGCAAGTTTGATGCTCTCAGGAGAGGTGCCCAGAGCGGTGAAGGACATCTTACAGTCCCAGCCGTCCAGGTGCTTCAACTCCTTGGTGTTGGTGGGACAGTTGTCCACATCCTCGCCCATGTCGGAGTAGGTGGGCACGCAGCTGATGTTGATGCCGCCGGTAGTGGCACAGATGAGGTCCTCATCCGCTGGGGCGGCCACCTTGGCCGGGTCAAACTTATTCAGCAGAACACCGGCGTCAAGCTGTAACTCGGAAAAGGTGTCCTGCGGGATTTTCGTAAAGATTCCCATGGTATCGCTCCTTTCAGTTCAAAGTCAGGTATTCGGCGGTCAGGTTGATGTACCGCCGCTTGATGTTGTTGTCTTCTTCGTATTTCAGGCTCTGGCAGAAGGGAGACCCACGCTTGAGCCAGATGTACCCGCCGTCGCAGGGGATGGTCACGCCGCCGTAGCCGATGCGCCTAGAAAGTTCCTGGGCCTTTTCATCCGGCACCGCCTCGCTGGTGGTATGGAACCACAGATTGACGGTCATGCTCACCTCGCCGCCGCCCCAGGCATCCTCGATGTACTCATAGGTGCCGTAGGGGAACTCCACATCGTCCGGGACAGAGGAGGCCCGGTAAAACGGCATGAACTCGTTGAGCCAGGCGTACAGGGCCTTGTTTTTGGTCATGTCGGCAGCTCCTTCCGCTCCGCTGTGAAGAATTTCAGGGCGAAGCTGGCGGACTTGGGGGCCACTTTTTCCTCCGGGTCAGAGGTCACCCGGTAGGTCTGGCCGGTTGTCTTGTCCCGAAAATAGTCGTTGTAGTCGATGGGGAAGTCGGACCGCACCAGCGCGGAATACACGCTGGTCACGCCCTCCTTCTCCGCCCTCCGGGCCTCCATGGAGGTGTCCATGGCCTGATAGTTCACAAACTCCGCACCCTCGGCCCACTCCACAAAGTAGCCTCCGGCCCCGTCCGGCCTCCGGGTCTTTTCCAGCACCACACAGGTCCGGGCAAAATCGTCTAAAAGACT